ACGACCGCTATATCGCGCACCTAGTGGTGCCGTTCCTTGACGGCATCGAATGCCAGCCGTTTGGCCAGGGCTACGCGTCCATGTCATACCCCACCAAGCAATTCGAGGTAGCCATGTGCAAGGGAGAGATTAAGCACGGCGGCCACGACGTCCTGCGCTGGCAGATGGGCTGCGTACATCTAGCCCGCGACGAAGCCGACAACATCAAGGTGACCAAAAAGAAAAACAGCGAAAGTCAGAAAGTGGACGGGGTTGTTGCTTCCATCATGGCTTTCGGTTGTTACTTTAACAACGCTCAGGAGGAGGAGCCTCTTTTGGAGGTCATCAATTTGTAGCATGGGTTTTATTTTGGTTTATGGGCGGGGCGCAACGGCGTCCTGCCCTTTTTTTACCTTGCAGGTATGCCGAACCGGTTACAGCAATTTTTTCAAGAAGCCCGCGCCCGCGTCGGGCTGGACAGGCCCCAAGACGTTCTCAACGCCGTGGGCCTCTATGCGCCCACACAAGCCGGCGAAAACATCACCCACGAGAGCAGCGTGCGCATTAGCACGGTGTATGCTTGCGTCTACAAGATTGCCAGCACTTTGTCCAGTTTGAACCTGGAACTGTACCACGCCAATGGCAACCGGCGCGACATCGTTACCGACCACCCTGCGTGCGATGTCACCAAGTACCGACCCAATGCCTACGAAACGCCGTTCGTGTTTTGGGAAACTATCATCGCCAACGCAGTATTGAAAGGCGTTGGTTACGCCATTATTCAGCGCGGCGCTGGCGGGGTGCCTATTGCCCTGCAATGTGTGGACACTGACTACGTCGAACAACGCGTCGTCAATGATCGCATCGTGTACAAGCTGCGCGACGGTAAGGTGGTCCAGCAGGAAGACATGCTGGAGATCTGCAACATGTACCGCAAGAGTCCTATTCAGCTGCACCGCGAGAACCTTGGGCTGGCACAGGCCGCCCTGAACTATGGCAGCCAATACTTTGGCAACGGTGGCCAAATGACGGGCGTGCTGTCAAGCGACCAGCCGCTAAAATCTGAGCAGATGCAAATGCTGCAGAAGTCTTGGAACGGCTCCATGACCAGTGCGGGAACTAAGCTGCTGCCGTTTGGCTTTAAATACAGCCGAATCGCCATTGCACCTGAAGAGGCGCAGTTCATCGAGACGCGCAAGTTTCAGGCCGAGGAAATCTGCCGCATCTTTTCTGTGCCGCCTGCCCTGGTGCAGCTTGAAAGCCAAACGACGTACAACAACGTCGAGCAACAGAACCTCATGTTTGCACGCCACACGGTGTTGCCATGGGCCAAGCGCATCGAGCAGGAGTTGGCCAGCAAGCTGTTGACCATTCAGGAAGCGCGGGCGCACTATTTTAAGTTCAGCCTAAGCGAGTTGTTCAGGGGTGATTTGGCTGCGCGGTCTGCGTTCTTTACGCAAGCCCTGCAGAACGGCGTTATGTCCATTAACGAAGTGCGGGCACAAGAAGAACTCAACCCAGTTGACGGCGGCGACACGCACACAGTGCAGGTTAACCAAATTGCCTTGGATCGCCTGGGCGCATATTCAGACAAAATTTCGAGCGATGACGACCGACAATCACTTGCCTAACTACGTCAAGCGCGCGCTGCACAATATCAGCCGCGACAATCACTGCGCCACATACTTGCAGCTTGTGGCCATCTATTCACACACACCAGGCACCGACAAGGAACGGTTGGCCGAAGTGCGCCGATACTTGGCCGGCGACGTGCAAGAGCAGCAGCGCAAAGCGTCTGCCGATGGCGTACAGTACCGCCATGCTGAGATGCGTGCCGCAGGTGAAGACATGGTAGTCGAGGGCTACGCAGCTGTGTTCAACAGCACAACCGACCTTGGCCACTTTAAGGAGCGCATTGCACCTGGTGCCTTTGCCGAAGTGCTCGACGACGATGTGCGATTCTTGGTGAACCATGACGGGGTGCCATTGGCACGCACGAGCAACGGCACGATGACGCTCAAGGAAGACGACAAAGGATTGTACTACCGTGCTGTGTTGAGCGACACGCAAGCCGGCCGCGATCTGCACACTATGATTAAGCGCGGCGACATCTCACAGAGCAGCTTTGCCTTTACCATTGGCGACGAAACTATTGACGAAGATGGCGTCAGAGTTATTGAGCGCGTGAGCCGCTTGATAGACACGAGTGCAGTAACTTACCCTGCATATGAGGCTGCAAGCGTCTATGCTCGTGGTCAAGAACAGAAAGAAAATGACTGACCTTCCAATTAAAGATTTGCAGGCACTTCGCCAGCAATACGTCGAGCAGCGTGAAGACGTGAAAAAAGCCGCTGAACTTGAAGAGCGCGACCTGAACGACACTGATGTGACCGAGATGGAGCGCCTTGCAAAAGAGGGCAAGCGTTTGAGCGGTGTTGCTGCTGAGTACACCGAAGAGGCCGTGAAAGAGGCCCGCATGAGCGGTGTAAGCATCAAGGGCCAGTTGTCAATTCCTGACGTTGCCTTGCGTGCATTGGGTGATGCTGGTGAGTTTGGTGCCGGGTCTGCCTTGGCTAACAGCCCAGACATGGTCGGCACGCAGGTCGCACAAGGTGTGGCTGCCCTTGCCAACCCGACGTTGTTCCAGCAGCTCGGTGGTCGTGTGCTGACGGGCCTCACCTCCAACGTGAACATCCCGATTGTGAACACTGCTGCAACTGTGGCCAGTGCCGCTGAGGGTGCCGACGTGTCCAACGCTGCAACGGCCATTGGCAACAAGAGCCTGACGCCTACGCGCTACGGTGCTTTTGTCACCGTGACCGAGCAGCTCATGCTGCAGGGTGGCGCTGCCGTCGAGCAGCTGATTACGCAGGACATGACCACGCAGCTCAACCGTCAGATTGACAAGGCTGTGTTTAATGCCATCATTGGAACCGGCGACGGCGACAGCGACGGCGCTCCAACCGCTGCCGGCATGCTGACTGCTGAGGGCGCTTTGGCCGACGCTGGTGTTGATTTGCGCAACGTCAAGGTTGTCGTGAATGGCACCGCCCACGCTTTGATTGCTGACGATGCATTGGTGGCAAGCGTTAGTTCCATCTTGGACCGCACCAACGCTGGCGGTATCACGGCCATGGGTTACCCATACTTCGTGACCGACCTCGTGCCTGCCAACGGTGTTGCCGCTGAGGGCACTATGATCATGGCCGACTTTGCACAGGCTGCCGTGCTCGGTTACTTCGGTGGTCTCGACATCGTTGTCAACCCGTACACGCTCGACCTGTCGCACCAAGTGCGTATCAGCGTCCACCGCTACGCTGCAGCTTCTGCTTTGCACGCTGCTGCTGCATACACGTTCCACGACAACGCTGCGTAAGCAGAAACATTCTGAAGATGGAAAGGGGCGCCTCGTGCGCCCTTTTCTATTTTTATGCCATGCAAGTAGAGATTACCGGCGCCGCAGTAGACCAGGACACGATTATTACGGTGGCCGATCTCAAGGCACACATGCGCGTGACGCACACGCAGGAAGACACATATATTTCTGCGCTGCGGTCAGCAGCTATTTCGTGGGTCGAGGAGCACTGCAACATCAAGCTGGGTAGCTATACGGCACGCGGCTACCTCGCGGGCTTTTATAACAGCTACATTCCCATTGGGCCTGTCACCGCAATCAGCGAAGTCAAGTACCAGACCACCAGCGACAAGACGTATGACAACCTCGATACGCTGGCAGCGGGCTTGTGGTTTACTGACGAGATTAGCAAGCCGGCCCGCATTGCGTTTCGCGACTACCCGAATGTGTACGAATACGCTTTGACGCCTGTGGTGGTTACGTTTACCGCTGGCTACACGACTATGCCTGACCCAGTGTTGCAGGCCATTCGTTTGCTGGTGGCGCACATGTACGAGAATCGGCAAGAAGAAGTTGTAGGTACTATTACCACGCGCTTGAAGTTTGGCCTGGAAGCTTTGCTTAATCCATTCAGAGTGATTTACCAGCCATGAAGAACGCAGGCCGACGAGATAGGTATATCACCCACCGCGCTGATACGCTGACACAAGACGACTATGGCCAACCTGTGGTTGGCAGCACTACTGACACCGATATGTGGGCAGAGGTGGTGTACGCTGGCAGTGCCGGCGAAAGCATGAAAGCCTACCAAATATTTCCACAACGTGATGTCACTTTCGTTGTACGGCATCCTAATCCCACTGACGCTGGCGGTGGTCTTAGCATTGCACAGGACGACCTGATTTTGTTCGAGTCTCGCGAATACGAGATTCTAGGTTTCGAGGAGATCGGCCGCCGCGATGGGCTGCGCATCTTCTGCAAAGAGAAGGGAAGCGATGGCAGATAAGGTCGAAGGACTTGACGAGCTGTTGAAGCAGGTTGGCCGCATTGCCGACTTCCCAAAGGAGATGGCCAAGGAACTGCGCCAGGGCAACAAAGAGATTGGCCGCATGGCAGCCAAGCGCGTCAAGCCGCAGGTGCCGCGTGCGAAGAAAGTGTTCGAGGTGCGGCGGTCAGGTGCTCGCGGTGGCAAGAGCGGTCCCAACCTAGACATTCAGCCCGGCACGTTGCGCCGGTCTATCGGTGTGCGCAACAGCAGGGGCAGCCGTATCAACGTTTTCGTTGGCCCGCGTTCGGGTGGTGTCTCGCCACGCAACGACGGCTGGTTCGCTGGCATCGTAGAGAGCGGGCACGTAGGCGGTCGCAACCGCAGTGTGGGCAGCCCTGCCTTTCGCAAGATTGCGCCAGCCCTTGACCGCATGCGGCCTGCC